CCCATCTACATTGCAAGTCATAAGAAAATGGTATAGATATAAACAGGGGGCTTAAACCTGAACAAAAGATAAAATAATTTTATCCGGAAGGGCTGAACCCAATTGTTGTTCAAATTAAACTACATCCACCCGTGGTGGTTCATTTAATTTGACTGTTGTTACAATCAGGACTTTGCTTGTTATCACAAAGTGACCACCCTTACGGATAGATAAAAATATCAACTACGCAGCTAGCCTAGTATTAAGCAAGCTTATAGTAAATTAAGTGTAGGTTATTTTAATAAGAGGCGCGGCACCGACTAAATAACCAAAAGAAAAGTCGTCAGCGGCAGCTTGATATATATAAGCACCGCCGAAAGTTGCGCGGGTGACACCTCCTGGTGCTGCAGGGTCAGTTATTCTAGGAAGAATAACGGGTCCATACAGATCAGGTTGGTAGTCAGTTAGAGGCGTGTCCAATCCCTTGGGGTCATGAGAACGACGCAAATAAACCTTATTTCTACGAACCAAGGGACCATCAACATTTGTTAGAGTACCTTCAGAAACAACAGAAATGGGAATAGAATTATAGTAAGGAACTTCAAACTCTAAAACATTATTCAAATCTGATGCAGCTAAATGCTCAAAACGTTGCATGTTGTTAACCTTAGTAAACGTGTTCAATTCGGGTTCTTCAAGATCGCCATTCTGCACAATCCTATGGTCTCGGACAGCGAAGGTTGGTAGAGCAGATCTATGGGGGAGAACATTAACACCATCTATAATGTTACTGTAATCGTGAGTTGCGGATGAAGCAACACCGAAACCTTGGGACGTACATTGAGTTGCAAGAGAAGGAATCGAAACTACTTTATACCGGACACCTCCCCTATAAAATCTAAAGAGGTAAGAGACACGATAAAGTGGATGCATGGCTTTAAAACGGGTCATAGCAACAAAAGGACTCGCAGTGATCTCGCCAGTGGAGGCCCTAGAAGACGGAAACTGAATAGTTTGAGCAGAATCGGGGTCGACTGAAGCTTCACCAAAATAGGCTGGATCTAGAGTAATTTGATTAAACAGATAATCGTTAGAGCCATTATCCAAAGGACCGATATAGGCCCCTTTACTACCAAAGATGTAGGGAAAGGGTCTTGAGTAACTCATAACACAAAACCTTTTTATAACCTGGCGCAAATTAGTAACCTTCTCTCCAATGGACAGCTCCTCAAAACCAGTAAGACTAAGAGGAGGGGCTTCAAAGATTTTGACACTATCATCGCGAACTTGTTCATTATGGGAAGCAGAAGAAGTAGTTTGGTTAAAAATCTGTGCACGGGGAAGCTCATTCACTCGGGTGGGTGTGTTAGGATAATCATAAACAGCATAATCACCAAAATTAGGGGAGGCAAAAGCAATATCTTCGTCCCCGCTAATCCAGAGATTAATGGGTGTAGAGTTAGTGACGGAATCGCTAGCACGCCGGAGAGGAGTAAGCACCTCAATGGTAATAAAACCAGTAAGGAGAGGTTCATTACCCGCGAAGACAGATTCTCTACCAACTTCAACGTGTTTCCAAGGAACATTAGCTACATAAGGAACCGTGAAGGAAATTTCAGAAGAAACAGACAAATCCAAGACCCAGTTATAAGCATTTTGGAAGGTGGAAGTGTCAACTGCTCCAGAGTTAATTCCAGCATGGTAAGTGATCCTAAGTCGACCAGTATGGAAAGCGGTCTTAGCTACTGTCAATCGAAAAGTCAAACCTCCACGCCAGTAAGAGAACATTGAAGCCAAGTATCCCAAAGTGGTGGGGTAAAGTTGACCAAGCGCTCCAACATATTTGTTCTCCAAAATTCCGGGGGCAACAGGAAACTGATAAAGAATAGCACTGGCACCTACACTAGTATTCCATTCGATATCATCGGCAAAAATACTAGACTTGCTGGCAACATAGGCTATATCCATCTCGTCAACTTTAGTGGAAAATACACAATCAGAATATGTCAGTCCGTTATCAGGCATGGCGGCAAGTTTAACTGAGTTATCAATTCCATTAGCATTGGTGTAACCTTTAGCGGGAATCATCGCAACAGAAGTAACCTTTGACATGTCAGTGGGCTTATTCCATCCAAATGTTGAAGCAGTACGCGAGATTGCACTCGCAACCCAATCAACAACGCGAGCGGTAGGCCCAAAGACAGGAAGATTACTAAACATGCGAGCGGTAGTAGCAACGTCAGTAGCAACTTTACTAATAGGCTTGGAAACAGTGGCGGACTCTTCACTACCAATCTGGGCACGGGGAAGTGCTAGTGCTGCAGGAACAGTAGCGGCCGAAGATGTGGGCATAGCTAGATCAATGTCCTCAAACCAAGCGTAAACTGTATATGAAGCACCACTACCAGCAGGAACGGAAGAGGCACCAGTCTTAATCAGATTTAGCGGGACAATGATGCACTCACCCATGCTACCTTGCGTACTAACTAAGTTGTAATGCGACAAAGGAGCGCAATACGGAATTTTAAGCTGAGCGGGAGAATTAGATGCAAGATCAATTTCAACACCAGGATAACCAGTAACATTAGGAAGCCAGATATCAGTTCCAGGATTAAAACTAGTACCCAAACCTGCCATAGATTTACGGTTACACGTAGAGTCAAAAGGAGCAAAGAACATCCAGTAACGGCCACTCATAAAGGGAGTTGCGTTGATCAAAATACGAACACAAACATTGGCACGCAGGTAAGTAAAGTAATTTAACTTGGCTACAACATTTGGAGATTTCTGAAGAATAATATCGGGAAACTTAAACTTAAAACCACCAAGTTCAGGAGAGCCAGGAGTACTAATGAACTCACCTTGTTTGATAAGAACAGGACGGGACAAAATATCTTTAATAGAATGCATTTTAGCCTCATCCCCCATAGCTATCCACTGCAGATCTTTGCAAATCATCGGTTTAGTATATTCCATAAGTGTAGAATCGTCGGCAAAGGTCGTAACTTGTTGAGTATCTTGAGTATCAGGCGAAAGATTTTCCATGTTTGTAGCGACTTCTTGAGTTTACTAACTTGTAAGGTTGAGTCAAACTTCTTACTTTAAAGCGCCGGATTAATAGCCTATATTTATAGTGGCACACATTAATCAATAGAACAACAGAAGCATATTCTCCACTTGCAAAAGCAACCTTCCACCGGGCATTGCTGCTTGTCTCGTACGGCGAATGAGAACAAGCCCCTAGAGAAGGATTTAAGAGGCAGCGCACAGGCCTTGGATCTTGAGAAGAGCTGAGGTCCTGTACTCTGAAAGGGTCATGAGTTGTGGTTGGGTCTCGAGCATTCTTCCAGCAGCTCGAAACTTTGGGATCCATTCATGGAACACTGCGTCAGAATGCAGACTGAGTTCGAAAGCTGCAGTTTCAATGTTCTCACACGTCTTTGCTTCCTCATCCAGATCTCCTCGGATCCAATTCGTCATTTCCAACACGGTCTCCAGTGAGAGAGGGGCACGATGCATTCCAGATTCGTCACGAAGAAACGTTCGCTTAAGAAAGCTAACGTCCTCTAAGGATCGAAATGGAATGAGCTCCCCACTCTTGGCTTCGTCAGTGTATGTCATTCCGAATTTGGCATACCCAGCAGCGATGGTAACTTGGTTGAAGATTCCAATGACGCGATCAGAGATGTTCACGATGTTATCGTCTCCATAGGCAATCATTGCGACATTGCGTCGGAACGCCTGCATGTTCTTCAGTTCTTGAGGAACAACAAGCATCCACACATATCGCATCGAGAGCGAGTTGTAAATGGAGTTGATGATCGCAGTCAGTGGGCATCCAGATGGTTGAGAATGCGTCCAAATGTAAACAGAATTTCCAAACACGTGGACAGAGTTGACAATCTCACACCAGAGAACCTCACGAATGAGCGCATTCTTGTCACCATCATCATAAAATTGATTGATGATGTCAAGAATCGCCCAAAGGAGTTCACTGACAAGAGTTCCGTCGAAATTGGAAAAGTCTCCCGCAATCACTTTCTTCCCCTTGCTTTGCATGCGCTCAGCGATACGATGCCAATCCATTGAATAGACATTCGTACCAACCGCAATCTCATTGTTAATGCGGTTCTTTGCGCAATGTGCAGCAAAGCCAAGAAAGTACTTACGGAAAACCAATGTGTAACACATCGGGCCAGCAGAAAACACTCTCGTCTTGACGTCTTTGATCTTTTGGTGGGGGCGACGTTCGTCTTTGAGAGTGTCAGTCCAGATGGTGGGTGTTCGGATTGCTCTGGCAGCGTTCAGCTCTATGAGATTCATCTCCGCTTCGATTTCATCGGGAAGAAGATACTCATCAGTGCCAAGCCATTTCTGTTTGCCTTTGCCACTACCTTTGCCTTCATAAACCAGAGGGAAGCCAGGAGAAGTCGTCCGTGTAATGC